ACGACACAAATAGTTCGGTCGTTCCTTTTTATTTATAGCATTATATGCTATTTTGTAAATGTTTCTTGAAGAATTTTCATCTCTATTCCATAACGCATTACATGTTTTACACATCAAAGCACCATGTGAGAGAATTTGATTATTCTTTTTTGGTTTGGGGTTTCTTACTTTTCTGAATTTTACACAATCCCCACCTTCGCAATTGGAGCATTTACGACTTGTTCTAAATTCATCTACTAAATATACTTTATAACCATTTCTTCTAAATAATGTTCTAAAACCTTTACCTTTAATTGGTTCTTTGTACTTTCTATGTTTCCTTTGTTCAAAATCTCCAAAGCATACTATTGTATCTTCTGGTTTTCCAAATATTTTCTTAAATCTATTTATCATTCTTTGTTCGCTTTTTAATCTATTCCAATAGCCATTTAATTTTAACTTTCTAAAAATTCTTTTTTCATAAAACTTAAATAGTAATGAATTAACTTCATTTTTTTTTTTAATATATTTTTTATATTCGTCAATATTTAATGTTTTTCTATTAAATTTAGATACTTCTGTTTCTAATTGAATAATTGTTTTATTATTTATTTTTTCATTTTTACAATCTAAAATTATTTTTTTATACTTTTTTTCCTTGGTTTCTTTTCTTCTTTGATTTTGTGTATATCTAAAAAAATTTCTTTCTTTTGTATCATTATCAACACAATATAACAGGTCAGCAAGATTTGGATCGACTGAAACTATTTTTTTATCTTTAATCTTTGAATAATTTTTTAATTCATCTATATATTCTTCTTGTTTAGGAATTTTACTAATTCTTACTTTTTTTCCAACTTTATCTTTTCTTAACATCAAAATAGAACATCCGACACCATCTGTTTCAATCATATGGTGAAATGAATACCATTTTTTCTTGAAACATTGTCTTTTAATTTTTTAATAGCATATTTCACTTGTTCTTTTGTAATTTTATATGAAATAGATTTTCTACTTTGTCTTTCTATTTTAGAAGTTTTTTTGAAAATTTCAACCCATCTTTTGAGGCTTATTCTTGAACAATCAAATTCTTTACAAGTTTTAGTTAAATTTTTAGATTTAGTTAAATAATGTTTAACAGCACTAATTTTATAATCTTCACTATGATGTTTAGTTATTTTTTATTATATAAAAATATAATAAAAAACGTTCATTTTAAATCTTCAAGGGTGTAAACGTCATTGTGATAGTGGAATCAATCCTGATCCTCTGGTGGAAAGAACGTTCAAAACTTGTATGGTTTATTTGAATGAAGATTATGATGGTGGTAGAACAAGGTTTTTTCATTATGATAATACAGAATATAAGAGTTTTCTCAATCTCAAAGCTAAAATGGGAATGTGTTTAATTTTTAATCAAAATATTGTTCATGATGGCGAACAAGTTGAAAATGGATGTAAATATATGATGAGAACAGATATGATCTACAAAGCTATTAAACTTGATAGAGACTTAACAGAGGATGAAAAGAAAGGAATTGAACTTTACAAGAAAGGATATGAAGAAGAACAAAAATCAAATTACTTCGCTTCAACAAAACTTTTCGAAGAAGCCACCGATTTATGTCCACATGCATATCTTATGATTAATTATTAATTTTTCGTTATAAAACAGAAATTCTATTATTCCATAAAATAATAAAATGTATGAATTCACAAACCATAACGTACCAGGTTCTGTAGGCGAACCCTGTTATACAGCTTTTTACGAAGGTACCGTTTCAACCAAATTACAAAGACAAAATGGAACTTACGCACCAATTGAAGAATGGGACTTAACAACTGATATTCCAAACCCAAAAGCACCAGATATCGAACTATTTTTCAACAAATTCGCAAATGATAACTACATCAAAATTATAAAAGTCACAAAATACCCTAAAACACCAGAACAACTCATAAAACTTAACCACGCTTTAAGAGATGCAAGACACCTAAATATAAGATTAATTATACCTAAACAACACTACCCTACAATTCTCAGAATGAATATCGATAATGATTATTCATCATCCACATCTGAAACACTCTCAAGTTGAAGATCCGGTTGATCCCAAACACCAATATCCAATTTAGGTAAAGTAAATTGTGAAGAATCATCCATATCAAAAAAACTCATCGGAATTGGCTCAATCTTCATAGTTTTTCTTGGAACCTCATCTTCTTCATTATCATTAACCTCATCAACCTCATCAACCTCATTAACCTCATCAACCTCATTAACCTCATTAACCTCATTAACCTCATCAACCTCATTAACCTCATTAACCTCATCAACCTCATTAACTCCATCAACTTCATCAACTTCATCAACTTCATTGCCTTCATTCCACTCTTTCTTAAACAAAAGACTCAAAAGCATGTCCATACTTTCGTTCTGTTCTTTCTTGAAGGCATCAACAATACGTTGACGTGTTGTATTATTATCTTTCCTAATTAACTTCCTCAAACCCCTAAACTTTGCTTTCATATTATTAACTTTGTTCTCAATTTTATTGACCCTTTTAGAAAGCTCATTATTTTGTTTTATAACTGAATTAATTAAATTTCCATTACAAACTTTCATAGCTGCAATAAAAAACAAATTAAAACCAAATGCTAAAAATATTGTCACGAATAAATCATCATTGTTCATCATAATATACCTTGATGTTGAGTAATCTTTAAGTAAAGGAATCTTAGGATATTTTTGATAAGTTTATTGTTTTCTTTTACAAGAAATTTGATTCTTTGGATCTGATTATGTTGAAATGGTGTAGACCTTTGTTGATTTTTGGGTTGGAATATTTTTGATTTGATTTTATCTACTATTCTTCCCATTTTTCTACCATTTATGCCATTTTTAAAGTATAGAACATCATCGGTTAATTCTACCACTTCTAGTTTATTGAGTTGACTATAGACATATTCAATATCGTCAATACTCATATCATACATTATTTCGTTTACCAAATTTATTTGTTCTTTTGTTATATTAAGTTCTTGATGAACGGAAGTTGAGGAAGTTTGATGATATTTTTTTTCAAAAATCATCAAAAATATGTTTTTGATTATCTCTCTGTTTTCTTTTACAATGTTCATTATTTTATTCTTGGGAAATTGTTTTAAGTAACTTTTTGAGAAGATCATTATTCTCTTTCGCTATTTTCTCTATTTCATCATAGTCTATATTCTTTTTCTTGTTTTTAATAAAAAGCCTTATTTGACAAAATAAAAAAAGAGATGTAAAAATTATAATACCACCTTTTGACATAATTATTTATATTAATATTTTTTTATGTTCTCTAGAAAACGTGACACTTCTTGAATTAATTCTTTAGTTTCCTCATCTGTCATTGGCGGATTATCTAAAAAATCTATATATTTTTAGAAAACGTGACACTTCTTGAATTAATTCTTTAGTTTCCTCATCTGTCATTGGCGGATTATATAAAAAAACTATATATTTTTTAGAATACATTACCAAAATTTCATCCAAACGTTTTTTTGCATTGAAACAATCATCTTCTGCTTTTTCAGAAAGTGACGTCTTTATATGTTGTAAAGTCTTTTGATATACATGTATTCTTGAACTTAACATACCTTCAAAATCAAATTTTTCCAAAAATTCAGTCGCAGATTTTCTACCAATTTTTGGCATAACTATTTTCTTTATTTTACCTTGATAATCTTTAATAATTTCTAAAGTTTTATCTACTAACAATCTTTCAGATATCATATATCATATATAAAAAAAATGATTTTTTAAGTTTCATTGTTTTGAATTGTCAATGAGAAAGTATGGAAAATTGTAACGAATATATTGTTTCACTACATGAAACCAACTATTATTTAATCCTAGCAATTGTAGCATTGTCAGTTATTAATATTCTTCAAACACATATGTATTATCGAAGACCTTCAGATGATAACTGTTATGATAATGATTATGATTGAAACGATCATCATTTACAATGATTGAAACGATCATCATTTACAATGATTGAAACGATCATCATTTACAATGATTGAAAAAAAAAGTGAATTTTAATTTATCTCTCTATTGAATTCTTTATAAAATATTATGGATTACACAAACCCTGATAATATTCTTATGGGAACTGCCCATCTTAACGTTATGAGTAATTTTACAACTGGGAATCAACTTTATGATTTGGTTATGACGGTTGTAATGATGAGTTTAATTTCTTATGCGATGACTAATGTGAAACAAATTCATTTTGACTTTTTTTGGAACTCTTGTTGTTACAAAAAATCCAGAAAATTTCTAGAAAAGCGTGTTTCTTGTATGAAGAGAAGTAGTGAACTTGTTTTTGAAGCAACATATATTCCTCGTAGGAATGGTAACACGTATATGGATACAACTAAAGCTTTTGATTCAATCATTGATTATCTTAATCAAAAAGGTATTGTTGAAGATGTTTACTCCAAATCGGAGATTAAAACTAGAAGAGGTGATGTTGTTAGCTATGATTGTTATGGTGATATATTGGAAAATAATACAGATGATGAAGTCACATATTCCTATTCCGTAGGAACTGTTCTTGAACTTGAAAAGGACATTATGGTTGAATTTTCCGATCGTCACGAAAGAAATAATGAATCGGTAGACGGTAAGAACATTGAAATTACAAGAAAGATTTCGATGATTACTATCTACTCTTACAAAAAGAATGTATCAGAATTGGAAAAGTTTGTCAATGATATCTACAGTAAATACTGTAGAAAAATTGAGAGCAGATTTTCTAACCAGATGCACTACTTGTCATACCACGGTATCAAAGATAAGGATGAACGATTTCCCATCTGGAAATCATACCCTTTTGATACAGTGAAAACGTATGATAATTTCTTTTGTGAAGATAAGGATAAAATTTTCGAGCAAATTGAAAATATCTGTAATTCCAAGGAAGAGTACAAACGTTGCGGAAAACCTTTTCAAATCAATATTCTCATTCACAGTCCACATTTTGGATGTGGTAAAACGAGTTTATTGAAACTCCTTGCTAAAATGCTTGGAAATGAAGAAAAGAAACGTCACATCGTTAACATCAACCTCTCTAATGTAAAAACATGTTCAGAGTTGGAAGATATTTTTCTTTGTAATGATGATATTCTTGGTCAAGACATTCCAAACGATGAACGAATTTATGTTTTTGATGAAATTGACAAGGTTTCCGACATTCTTCTTGATGAAGAGTACCGCGAAGACACCTTGGATGAAAAGATCATTAACGATATGAAGAAATATATTGAAACCAATAAGGTTAATAAGGAAAAAGAAAAGGAGTTTGGAGATTTTTTTGCAATGGCAAAAAAAGTCACTGTTGAAAACTTTTCGAAAGACGATTCCCTCAATTTGGGATTTTTTTTGACCCTAATGGATGGTCCAATTGAGTATCATGATCGTAATATTTTGGCAACAGCTAACGAGATTAAGAAAATTAGTCCAGCTGTTCTCCGAAGGTTTGATCTCATCATTGAACTCAAACTTGCTAATAACAAGATTTCTCGTGAAATCATTTCACATTGTTTTAACTATTGTGAGGAAGATGCAAGTAAAGAAGTTGAAGAAGCTTTCAGTAAAATTCCTGATTACAAATACGCACCTTACGTAATCTTTAATGAATGCTTGAAAAACAAGAAGTTCCCTTATTATTCTACAGAAGATAAGGAGAAAGATATTATCAAAACTATTGATATTATTTTAGGCCTCGAACCTTCACAATAAATCTTGGACGTACGTCATAGAGTATATTATAATCTTTTGTTTTTAAAAATGAATCTATTGTTCCATCATCATTTAACCAATCATTGATGTCATTCATTAAATCAATTTCATATCTGTAGAGCTTGTTTCTTGTATAATTAAATGTTCTGGTGAAATTATTATATTTATCATTTAGTATTGCTTTTTTGAATGTTTTAATAAGCATAGTATCATAAATATATTGTTTAGTTTCAGCACTTATAATATAGTTCAAAATGTTTTCTCCTCTTTTAATAAAAACTAACACTGTATCGTTTCCTATAAATCCTAATATATCACAATTTCTATAATCACTCAAAAAATCGAATTTAGACGCGAAGAAATCAGATTTTAAATCCCTGTAACGCAATAAATTTACCAATTTTCTATCAGCTGACGTTACGGTATTTTGTTTATTTATTTTTTTATTTTTTCCTTGTTTATTATTTTTATCTATCTTATAGACTTTACTCATAATAATTTATAATATATATTATTTTACTGCACCGTTTCAAAAAAATCAATAATGTCATCAATATCTCTCAATAAACGCGCATTCTTACACTCGCCATTTAAAATTTGAACCAATGTATGACCAAAATGGTCACCTGTAACAATACCAATATTTTCAAAATCTTCACCTAGAGAGGCACACATATATGTCATATATACATCAGCAGCATCTTTATTAGGAGAATCAATATCAAAAACTGTACAATACTTAGTATCTTTAATCTTCTTGTAAAGATGATGATATTTAGAAATAAATACATAGAAATAAACACTATCCTGTAAACCATGTTCAGAATTTGAAATACTATTCAAATTTATTTTTTCTTCAAGGTCTTTTAAAATAGTTTGTTTATTTTCAATATCAATAAAGATTGCTGTTGTTGGTTGGAATTCTTCCGTTAGGGGGATATTGAATGAATATTTTTCGGATTCGCTTTTCTTTTTAATTTGTGAAAAAGCGCATTCAGCAATAGCTTGTTCAGCTTGTTTTATAGAAGGATATGACATTGTTGTAGTAAACTTTTTACCATTGACTACAACAGTTGAAGAAAAATATCCTTCAAAAACTTGTAATGTCGTATACTTAGGAAGATTAATCTTCTTCTTTTGACAATATTCTTGTAAAAGTCCTTTGTAATTCATGATTACAAAGGAATTCAATAAAATAAGGAATTTAAAAAAATCAATTTTTAGTCTACATAAAAAATATAATACAAATATAGTAGACTCACTTTCATGATGTTTTATATCTCTTATAAAGATGAATATTACTTTATCAACATTAGTACTGACCTAATGGTGAAAGATCTTATAGAAAAAATTAAGGAGAAAAGAATAAAAGATAAATCAAAAATAACGTTAATTTCCGAAAATGGAAACTCATTGAAAGATAATGATTATTTATACAATCATACTTACAAAATATTGAAAGTTTTATAAATAATTAGCTAAACAATGTCTCTTTAATAAATCTTCATAATAATCAATTTTTAAATATAAATTCTTCATTTTACCTCCGAGTATCTCTTGATCCGTTTCAAATGTTCTTATTTTCTTCTTTAACAACAAATTAACATTGTTTAATTCAGAAAGTTTTCCTGATAAATTCAAAATTATTTTATTCTTATTCGATACATCTGTTTTCAATATACCATTCCTTCTATTGACAACAATTAATTGCTTCTCCATAAGTCCACATCTTTGTTTCTCCATATCCCTCTCTAAACATGCATTATCAATAATTCTCTGATGTAATATCTCACACTGTTCACCTTGTGTACTTGTTTCTACTTCAACTGATTTCCTTTCGTTCAAATCCACAATCTTATTCTTACAAACCATCAACTCACTTGTTTTCGAAACCAATTTCTCCTCCAATTCAGTTATTCTTCCTTTCATCACATCTTTTTCGTCTTCCAACCCTATCATATTTTCTAATTCTTTTTCTATTTTCCCAATATTACCAGTTAAACTTAATTCAGTTTCTTGATATTCATTGATTACCATTTCCAATTCATATATTTTCTGTTTGGCTTCCTCCAATTCTTGTAAAATACTCACTCTGTTTTTCAACTCTTTCTTCTTACGATATCTGCGATAATATCTTGATATAACACCAGCAAAATGATTTTTAACCGCTTTGTCTCTAAGTTGGTTAAAACCTTTTCTTAACATTTTAATCCTCATTGTTTTTTCAACTTTGACTAATTTATCAAAACGTAATTTGAACTTATACCATCTGTAAAATCTCTGAACTTTGAAAGCACACAATATCTTTTTGTATTGCCGCTTTTCTACAAACATTCTATATAAAGATTGTAAAACAAGAACCTGATTTTTAACTCTCTTGAATTCCATTAAAGTAACAATTCTCCTCCAAAACGATCCTATTGTTGTAACCGAACTTGATTTTTTAACAAACCATCTCTTCAATAAATATTGTGAAAATAAAATAAAACGCCTGAAAATTTCAACTCTCTTTAAAACCAACATCATTCTTCGAGTTTTCTGAATCAATTTAGCACTTTTATCCCTAACTTTATTATTATCATCATTTAACCTATTATGTAACTCTTTCTTCAAAAAAACTTTAGTCAAACCAATTTTATACTCTTTTGGGTCATATTCAGCCCTAACAAACAAATCACAAATCATCTCTTCATCCTTTACTGAAATTTTATGATAATGTAATAAAGAATAATACAAACTTACGAAAATATCATTCTTGATCCTCACTGGATAACCCAAACGAGCAATTTTAATCGCCTCTAAAACACCACAATATCTAAACTGTTCCAATACACGCTCCTTATTAAAATTATTTTTTATATTAAGATCATTAGGTTTAATACATCTTATATAAAATTGATTCTGTTTTACAATTTCATTTAAAAGTCTATCCAATTGACCCTTAAATTGAACAATGATATTTTTGTTTTTAATCTTTTTGGTAATAATACTAAATATGGATGAATCAAATTGTTTTATTATTTCATTTCCACTTTTTCCAATAAATGTATTTAATCTTTTATCCAAAGTATTACGATTCTTCTCTATATAATTATTACTATTATACAATACTTCACCTGCATAATGACGGACAGTAAAACGACCTTTTACTAAATCTTTTTTACCAATATCGAAGTTATTATTATCCATTAAATTATTATAAAGTGCTTGATAGAAAGCTTTATCTGAACCACTTCCCAAAATAGATTGTTCAATTTGATAGGAAAAAATGCTATTTGTTTTGTTGTCAATAAGTGAAATGATTTTTTTGTTGGATTCGAATTCAATATCTTCCCAATCAATATTCTCTTTTTTGTACTCTTCTTGTTCCAACTCAAAAATATATTTATTAAAAATATTTTGTAATCTCTCATTCGTGTAATTAATACACAATTGTTCAAAACCATTATTTTTGAAAACTTCAAAACCAAAAATATCCAAAATACCAATATAATTTTTGCCATCTTCATTTTTTGAAGATATATTACTATTAATCCTACTAACAATATAGTTAAACAAGAGTAAATAAAGATTCTGAGCAATAGTATCCCTACTATTCAAGAAATCATCTTCACTCCTCTCACTTCTAATTTCTTCATGAGTTGTCCTTATAACATTTACCTTCAAATAATCACTTAACAAATCTATATCTAAATCCAAACCTTTCTTCTCAACAAATAATCTAATAGAATCCAAATCATCAAAACTATTAACATTACCCAACAACAAAATAAAATAAGTGAAATTTAAAATATTATCAACTTCATTTGAACAAAATCCTAATTTATCAAACGAATCAAACAACTCTGTATACATCTCCTGATCAGTAACACCATCATCCCTATTAACAACTTTCGATTTGTTAATGTAATTAAAATCCATTTCGGTACATTTGAATTCTGGATGACATTTTAATAACATGTAAAAAATATGAAAATTTCTTTCATTTTGACACAAACCAGTCAAACGTATTTTTTCTAATAGATATGTTTCTATTTTTGCACCAATAAGAATTCCTTTTGAGAATTGAAGTTTAATAAATTTACCAAAGCGACTTGAATTATCATTTCTTAATGTTTTTGCATTCCCAAAAGCTTCCATAATTGGATTTGATGCTAATATTTTGTCCTCTAAATCAACAACCCTCTTTTTACTTACCGATGAAATATATTTCATCAAAAATTTTGTAGTTACCGTTTTACCAGCACCTGATTCACCACTTACTAAAACAACTTGGTTTCTTCCTTGTTTATTTAAATTATCCAAACATTGTTGACTAATTTGATAAGGATGTGGCGCAAGAACTTCTTGTTGTTCAGAAGTAGAGTACTTCTTAATGTATTCATCATTGTAAATATTTATTCTTTTGAATGGATTAATTGCCAATAAGATTTTACCAGTGAAAGTATAAATTTTATCATTACTATATCTTAAAAGAGATGAATATAGTATTGATGGTTCATTTAAATGTACTAAATCTATAAGATTGTCTATATCACTATTTTCTTTACTATTTGATGGATATGTTACAACATCTTGTATCATATTTCCATTTTCTAAAACAACACTTTTATTTCCATTCTTGTCAATGAACGCATTTGCTGGTATCCATTCATTATTTTTATAAATCCAACAATTATTCTTATTATTATTCATTAATAATAAGAATATTTCTTTTTTAAGTGTTGACCTAATGAATTAAGTCTATCTTCGAGTCAGTATCACTGATCGTTCTACTGTTCTTCTTCTTTCGAGTCAGTATCACTGATCGTTCTACTGTCTTCTTCTTCTTCCACCCTTTCTGCAGAGTTTTTTACACGGGAGAAAGTTAAAACTTCCAGTCATATTGTTGAAAAAGTAAGCTTTTCTTGCACTGAGTCTTCTACGCATTTTTATACTATTGTTTAGATATTTTATAAATTTCGGGAATTTTAAACTTTTCTAAAGTACCTGAAGTAAATTATTACTACAACAGTTAATAAATAAATTGATCCAACAATATAAGATATTATATATCTGTTTTTATTTGTTAAACTCATTCTTAACAGTTCGAGAGTTGGATCAGTTATACAGAACGAATCATCTAATAATTCTGATTCCAATCTTGACAAAATACATCCTTTAAATAAAGCAAAAAATGTATAGATTAAAAGTAGGAAACAAATAGCACCAATCACCATATATAGTGGTCCATAAGCAAGGATAAATAACACAAAAAAAGGTGAACTGAAGTGAAAGGAACGAATACTTTGTGCTATACTCATTCTCGAGAGACCGGTAAACGATGAGAATTTATCGAATCCAGCTAATATTTTTTTGATCAATTCGACTTTATCTTTTTTCGAATAAATCATACTTAATATATAAGCTTATAAAAAATAAAAAATAATAACATGACATTAACAACACTATGATTATAATTCTCTAAACTCTTGTCAAATTTTGTATTAAATAAAATATCCCAAACATCCAACCCATAATTTGTATGTTTATCTTGATGATGTTGCTTATGAACTTCAGGTTGAACAAAATTGTAATTTATTATATGAATTGTAGCATAATATAACCCCCAAATAAGTGCTATTTTTGGATTTAAATTTCTAAAAACAATAATAGCGATAAACATTAGTAATCCTTGTGCAACAAAGTTATGAATGAACTCATAGATTTGATTATCCCAATTTTTATTAATATCTGTGTCATGATGAACATCATCATGGAAACTTACCAGTTCACCTGACCATCTTATAATATCTTTCATGAAATCTGATCTTGTTAAAAAAGAGTTATGTTTAATTGCTTTTTCAAAAAGTACTTTGTAATCATATTGATGAGCCATAAAATGAATAAAGTATCCAGCAAGACTTATTAAAATAAAAGATAATGTATTTTTCACCAAATTTGTTTTAGTGTGAACAGAGAAAATGTATAAACTCAAGAGCAGTCCTAAATAAAATATCCAATTTATTTTGAGATTGTCCAAAAATAAATTTGTTATTGACTCTATATCAATCATGATAATATACTTACGTAATATAAAAATAAATAGTTTTTTATTTGATATCCTGATACAATTGTCTCAGTCTCAAATCTTGTAAAATATCAGAAAAAACTTTTATACTTTTTTCTGCATCTCCAATAGATAGTTCCAAATCTTTTATGGTAGTTTCTATATTGATTTTATCTTCATTTCGTAAATAATATTTACATTCTATACATTGTTTCTTTTGTTTTAACTGTTTGGTAAAATATTCTTTGGAGAATTGAAAATGTGTTATATAACTTTCAATATTGTCAATATCATGATTTTGAATCATAATCATTACTAATGAAAATATTTTTTTAAGAGAATTCTAAAAAATGAAAAAATCAGTGTCCTGTTAAAAACCAAGTAAAATAACAATTATGAACTATACCAAAGAGATATATTCAAAATTAAAAAATTATGAAGAATTATACAATTTCTTCATTGAGAACTTTGATTCTATTGTCCAAAGAAAGGAAGTTGATGAAAAGTTGATTTTCAGAGTTTGTTACATCATGATTCAAAACAATTTGGATTATGCTATTACAATTTTAGATAAATTGGAATCAACTGCTTACACTTGTTATTCTCTAAAAGTGAACGCTTATTCACAAAGAAAAGGCCAATTAGATAAGGCTGTTGAAATTGTTGATTTGATTGAGAAGGAATATCCAAAAATGATGAAGAAAAGAGTTTATATTCCTATCATGACTGCTTTTCTAGAATGGTTTCCTGAAAAAGCTTTCCCATTTCTAGTAAAGATCAGCAAACTATTCTGGTTACATTTTGATGACATTGACCAATTCTTCTTAATTGATCGTAATCTAATTGATATGGATGTCCTATTAGATATTGTTTCTAGTAATGAAATTGTTTTGAACAGGAGTTTATTTCCAGATTGTAAACCTTTTACCCTCCACGAAACCAAAATGGGTTATGGTCTCAAAAAAATAGGAATTACCAAGATGGAGACTAAAAAATTGATGACAAATTTCAAAAATGAATACTTGAAAGACAAAAGATATGATAGAGAAATTAAGAATATGGATAAGTTTTGTGAGAATAAAGGTTACAATATGTTTATTGATGGAGCTAATATTATGTTCTATTATAAGCGAAGAGTTAATTTTAGAAGTTACGAAAGATTGAAGCAAGTTTATGATACTGTTACCAAAATGGGTCACAATCCTTTGGTAATTTTACATAAGAGACATAGGAAATTCTTTTCTAAACAAGAAGATGTGACAAAGATTTTGAAGAGTATGAGGGTTTATTACACGCCTTATAATATGAATGATGATTATTTCTTTATTTGGCAAGCTTTGAGAACACCAAATAGTTTGGTTGTGAGTAATGACAGGTTGACTGATCACATTTTTAAGATTTCTGAAGAAGATATTTATTCCAATACTTTACTCAGATGGATTAAGAATTCAATTATAACATTTAAAACTTTCGAAAAGCCAGACAATATCCAACTTACACTAAAATTTCCCGATAAAATTTCATACCGAGCCCAAAAAAGTAATGGACAATGGTACATTCCTGTCGGTAACAAAGAATGGCTCAAGTTGCCATCCTGATAATAGGCGTGTCCTTGTAGTTATCAGTTGGCTTTGCCATCCTGATAATAGGCGTGTCCTTGTAGTTATCAGTTGGCTTTGCTTGCCTTAGACTAACTCCAGTAACACTAAAAAATCCACATACCAAAATCATAAGTTTCAACATCATGTTCAATATTGGACTCCTTTTATTTATAATTTATAAAAATCAATTTTTTTACTTGTTGACAATGCCTCGAACTGGTTCAAGTTGGGATTTCAAATCTTTAATCTCATCTTCAAGAGATTTTATGTAATTCGAAATCTTATTGGATACCAATGTTTGTAAGGGAGAAGTATCATCGTTTACATGATGCTTACTGATAATTTTATCAATTTTTGGGTCGGTTTTCATATATTTCAAAACTGATATGCCACCATTTTTTTTGATATATATCCCATGAATAATTTTTACATAAATGTTCAATAACGTCATAAGATTTTTTATCTGCAGCATATATCATTGCATTGTATTTAGCTGTTGATATTGTTTTAACATTCCAATTATGTTCTTTTTCAAGATAAAGAATAATATCAATAAAATTGTTGCAAGCAGCAAGTAAATAAATATCTCTTCCATAATAATCTTTCCAATCCAAAAAATTGGAATTCAATGTGATAGCATCTTTCAAATCTTGCAAAGATGTAATTCTTGTTTCACGAAATACAAATGGTTTTTGTTTTTGTATATTTAACCAACTTGTAAATTTTTTTATAAAAAATAAAAATCAATTTTTTTCAACCACAAAGTGGTGATTGTTTCAACCACAAAGTGGTGATTGTTTCAACCACAAAGTGGTGATTGTTTCAACCACAAAGTGGTGATTGTTTCAACCACAAAGTGGTGATTGTTTCAACCACAAAGTGGTGATTGTTTCAACCACAAAGTGGTGATTGTTTCAGTCAACGAGTAGTTAAACCATTAATTTGTTTGATCAACTCACTTTGTTTTTCCAATTTCCTCTTCAATTTCCTATTTTCATTTTCAAGAGACAATATGTATTCGTCTATTTTTTTCTCAATTTTGTACTCAATTGGATATTTTTTTTCTAGATAGGAAACAATATGATGTTTACAATGCGATTTAGCATAAGTTAATGCTGTTATACCATGATTATTTTTTAATGTAAAATCATATTTATGATTTTCATGAAGATGTTCAATAATATTTAAGTGACCTTTATTAGCAGCAAACATAGATATATTTGATCCTCTAACATTAATCTCATAAATATCCCAGTTGTATTCATCTTCTAAAAATTTTACAATTTCGAGGTGACCACAATCACCAGCAGCGTGATAAAGACTGCCTCTGTAATCTCTGTATTTCAAAATGTCGTCTCCATATTTTACACCTTTGCTGATTTAAAACGCCGATTTGAATTATCAGTGAATTAAATAACTTAGGTTCAAGGTATTATCCTTTAGTAAAAACAACTGATTGACTAATTCTTATCCTTTATTAAAATAAAAGGGAGAAGTCTATAAATGAGTTAATGGTTATACGCAAAATGATTTTTTCGTTGGGCAACTTACATTTTACAACCTATATATAAAATAAATAACCTCATTTTTCATTATTATTTATAATACATTTTTACATTTATTCTTTAAGTTGTTTATATTATAAAATAAGGCGTTTTAAATCATCAAAGGTGTAAAATATTTTTCAAATCACCCAAAGATTCAATTTCAAAAGAATTAAATATAATTTTTTGCATGATTAATATACAATTGCAATATCATTATAAAATAAAAATCAATTTTTTACTAGCTCTTTAATTTGGCTGATCACATTATTTTTCTTGTCCAATTTCTTTTCAAGTTCTTCAATCTTCTTTTTGAGAAACCCAACGTAATCAGAAGCAATTTTAATCAAATTGTCTTTAGATCCAATATATCCATATTTTTTAATAATGTCTTTTGTTTTTGTATTCCCAAACCTGACATTCAGTGTGAAGTTATCATCTACTTTCCATACATATTTTTTACACAAATGCTCGACCATATCATGATAATTATTGACGATTGCGGTTAAAAATATAATTATACGGCCTGACACGTCCCAATTATGCTCTTTTTCAAGATAAATCAGAATATCAAGTAGATTCTTTTCAGATGCTAACTGATAAAGATCTTTTCCAGAACAATTTTTGTATTCTAAAAATTTTGGATCTTTTCCAATTTCATCTTTTAAATCCTGTAAAGATGAAATTTTTGTTGTTCCATTACATACAAAATAGTTTGACATATTTATAATCATCATAAAAAATTTATTATAAAATTAAAATCAATTTTGACCAAGAATTGGACACTATTTGACCATAAAATGGTCACTAATCGTAATCTAAATCAATAAATTTTATTTCAACGAGATCAGATAATCTACCTTCTTTTTGCATTTTTTTCATAAAAATCATAAGATCTTTTATACCTTCAATCGTAAACTCCTTAGGTTGAATTACAAACTGTGAATTTGTAGTCAATATTTTGTAGCCACAAACTGAATTGATTTCATCAAGAGGATTATTGGTAAATATGATAATATCATTATTTGTATAAGAATCTTCGATTACATCATCGTATAAAGAATTTCGCGAAATAAATAATGAACAATAACTATATTCATCTATATCTTTTGGCATTTTTATTGGTGTTTTTGTTATATCTATAATTTCATCAATAACAACATCAAGTAAATCCGTATATGTATCTTCAACCTTTTTTAATTTTATATGATCCTTAAAAATGAGCCTAAATGTATTATCTAAATTTATATACCCAACTATTCCACACATTAAAGTTCCACTCGGCTCAATTATATTGTCCAACACATTAACAAGTTCTTCTGAAATTTCCATATTCAGTCCACACTATCCACATAAGCTTATTATAAATAAATCAATTTTGACCATGAATTGGTCACTAATTAATATTGACACTTTCCAAAAAATCTTGGATATGGAATACAATCTTTAACGTTTTTCATACCCGTAATAAGCATAATCAAACGTTCAAAGCCAAGACCCCATCCTCCATGTTCTGCTCCACCATAGCGTCGCAAATCCAAATACCAATCAAGATCTTGATCAATATCCTTCTCTTTCATAATAGATTCTAGTCTATCAGGATCGTTCTCACGCATAGAACCTCCAATAAGTTCTCCAACATCAGGAACGAGAATATCCATGGCTTGCACAGTTATTCCTTTGTCTGTATCTTCATTTACTTTCATATAGAAGGATTTGATCTTTTGAGGATAGTTGTAGACGATAACAGGTCCAAACTTTCTAACCAAGTATTTCTCCTGTTCACTGTTCATATCAATTCCCCACTCTTTGACCTCATCGTATCCACAACCGTCTTTGTAATCAGCAATCAAAACATCAATAGCTTCCGTGTAACTCAAGCGTTTGAAAGGCTCTTTACAAAGCTTCTCCAACATATCTCGACGACCTTTGGATACCATTCTGTTAATAAACTCAACATCATCAACATTGTTATCTAATACAGCCTGAATACAATATTTAATTTGTGCTTCAGCTGTGTTCATGAGGTCTCCAAAATCAATAAAACACATTTCTGGTTCAATCATCCAAAACTCAGCCAAATGGCGAGAAGTGTTTGACCTTTCTGCTCGAAAAGTTGGACCAAAAGTGTAAACGTTTGTTAATCCAATAGCGTAAGTTTCAACATGAAGTTGGCCAGATACTGTCATATTAACATCTTCATCAAAAAATTCTTTTGAATCTTTAACTCCTGTTGGAACGGCACCAAATGTTTCTCCAGCTCCTTCACAATCATTTGATGTAAGGATAGGTGTATGAACATACATGAATCCTCTTTCTTGAAAGAAATCGTGAGTTGCTTTGGAACAAGTATTACGAATACGTGCCACCATACCCCCTGTGTTAGTCCTCACACGCAAATGTGGAAACTGTCGGAGATACTCTGGTGGATGTTTCATTTTTGACATTGGATAAGTTTCCACATCAACATCACCTAGAACCTCAAATTTGTCCAACGTTGTAGACATCTCAACCTTCTGTCCCTTTGCAGGACTCTCAATAAGGTTGCCAGTTACACGCAGAGAAACACCTCGAGTCAATCTCGCCAAAAGCTCAGCATACTCAGTTTTCAATTCTTCTGTCAATTCAACAACAATTTGTAAACTCTTAAAACAACTCCCATCATTCAATGCCACAAAAAGCAATTTCTTTTGATCACGTTCGGTTGTAATCCAACCACAAACTGTGATTTCTGTTCCAATTAATGTTTCATCATTCAAAATCTTTTTAATTTGCATATTTTATTTATTATAATCAACTCTTTAGATTAATTAAAAATCACTTTTTTTATTTGTAATGAACTCGAAATATAAAAAAATGACAAAGAAATAACCCAGCTTTTTTAAATATAATACATTGATCAGAGTAGTTCTCCCAATTAAATGGTGGGAGTGAACTAGTTAGCGTGTGCAGGTGATCTGTTGGGGCCACGCTAACACAGGCTCTTCTGTCTCTTTTGAAGTTGTTCTGTCCGTTGAACGGAGGATTGAATCAGTTGGCTTGTGTAGGTGATCTGTCGGGACCTTGTCAACGCGAAGGAATAGCTCGTCTTCATTATAAAAAAAAATGAATAAAAAAATTACATAAATAAATATTATTAATAAATTAATTATGTCAAATACAGGAATATATGTTCTTAAATACGATCAACAAGGTTGTTCATGTAATTATTTTGACATTTCTAAATGGTTATTCTACTCGAAGAATCGTCCAGTTACTGCTGTAGAATGTGGTCAAGCATGTTACAATAATACTCGGTGTACAGGATTTGAAATAAGTCAATCTGGTTATGACGATAGTCCATATTGTGCTTTTTGGTTTGATGGAGCATGTTATGTTCCGGATAATTATGTTGAATGTTGTCACAATGTTACAACATATTCACTTATTTCACGTCAACCGTCATATGATTTTTATGATTTTTTTAATAGTATCTGGTTTTATATGTTGATAATTTGTTTTACTATGATTATGTGTGGTGCTATTCGTCTTGGATGTAGTTGTAAACGTCGAATTCAAGAACGACAAACACAGCAAGTACAACAAGTACAGCAAGTACAACAAGTACAGCAAGTACAACAAGTACAGCAAGTACAACAAGTACAGCAAGTACAACAAGTACAGCAAGCACGGCAAGTGCGACCAGTTACAACTATAGAAAAGATAGAATCTGATGTACCAGTTGTTATTGCTCGTGTTGTATAAAAAAATGTTATAATTATTATTTACAAAGTTTTCATTCTTTTTACAATAGCGTCAACCTTTTCTTTGTATTTATTACGTTCTTCTATCAAATGCAAAATAATTTTGTTAGTACCATTTTTTGTTTTGAAATACATACAAGTTTCAGAGTAACAAGTATAATTTCTCCAAATTTTTTCATACTTCAAAATGTCGAATTTTGAAGATAATGGCTCTTCTAAACAAACACGCGATGGAAAATATAAACTAAATCCTTCAATCGGATTTTTATCTACTTTCTGTAGTATATCAGAAAACTCTTCCAAATTTTTGTAGTTTTCTTTAACTGTAATATGTTTATCTAAAATCTTTCTAAGATCTGAAGCTCCGATTCTACAAACGATTTTATTGTCAATGTAGTGTAATCTCATTTTATTTAGATTTAGAATGAATTGATTTAGAAGTTTGTTGATGTCATTTGTTACATACATTCGAATCACAGTTTTTCCATCAAATATCCATTCGTGAATGTCTTTGGTAATAGCACCTACATTTTTATTATTGATATCTTCTGTGTCAAGACACTTATACCAAGCATTGGGAAAACTTTGAGTCATAATATGGTGTAAATTTTCATTTGTTGTAACAATTTGAATAATATGTCTCTTTTTTTCACCAAGATCTTGAACGACAAAATCAAAACTGAATTTTCCAATAATACATGTTGATTCATCAAAATATTGCTTGAATAATGTATCAAACATGTCAGAATCGTATATTAATTTGAATGTTTCCTCAAGTTTTCTTGTAAAACGATGAGTATTTTTCAGATTCTTGATCAATCTATGGATTTCAGGACAAGTTATCATTCCTTGTGTGTTAGTGTGGTCCAAAATAAAATTTTCGTATTTCGTTGACATAATCATAATTAATTATGATGATTTATAAAAAAAATAAAATCATTTTTTTTTAGCATACGCCTTCAAAATCTATATATAGCATAATAAATATACTTAATTCTTTTTCGTTAAATGATAAAATTATATTATAAATTTTATTTCTTCTCAATCTGTAACTAATTATTCTCTTTGTGAGAATAAAATCATCAACTAAATCCCAACTCCCATCAATTACTTCACAATCTTGACCATGATCTCTTGGCAAAACTTGAACATTAATTCTATGTCTAAAATGTGTTCTTATAACAGGTGCATATGTATAAACATAAAAAAAATTGGATATAACTTTGTTATATGGATATAATACTGATCTAGCGACAACTTTGAATTGATGTCTTATTATTTCTGTTGGGACATTAACAAAAGTTATTGTGAGTTCATATTCAAGGTGATTAACTTTTGAGGAATGAGCGATTTTGAAGAAGTTTCCGTTCATTTTTTCCAAAGTGAAATTATATGGGGTTTCATGGGTTAATTTAACATATACTTTAAAGATATTTTTTTGTCCATTTATGGGGAATATAAATGTTTCTTTTTGTGTAAAATCTATTTGATAGTATGCTGTGTTACATTTATTGTACAAATTGTATTTTTTATTTTTTTTGATAGGTTTTATCTTTTTATCATTATGGCTTCTTACGTGTTTTACGAGTGCTTCTCTTGTTTTTGAATCTTCATTGTAATATGAATTTTTGTATTTAGTCGAGTTGTCTTTATTATAAATGTATAACATAGAACCAATATTTTTGTGTCTTCCATCAGAATTTTCAAGAACCCAAAACATTTCTGCCATATCACTACATCTGTTTAACCAATTTCCATCTTGATCTTTTAATTGATGTAAAGGTATTTTTTGAATAATACCTGCTTTATATGTTCTCAAATGTTGAGATATCCAATTATACTTCCTGTAACTGTTATTTTTAATAACATCTTCTGGAAATTTATATTTTCCACTTATAAAACTTATTCTCCCATTCTCAAAATAACCGAATTGACCATAACTGATCAAGAGGTTATTTTTTTGATACTCCTCATTTAATATCTGAAATACATAACTATGTGCTAACCAATCATCTCCATCGAGCAATACACAAATCTCTTCTTCTGAACAAGACATATAAGCAATATATCTATTGTATGTTTGGTATTTTTGTTCTTTATTTTTAATCAATATGAAACAATTTGTTTTATTATTTTTATTTATAATATCTTCAGCAAGTTTTGATGTTCCATCACTAGAATTATCATCAATATATATAACTCTCCAATTGTAATATTTTTGTTGAATTACTGATAATAAATTATTTTCAACCCATTTTTCATTGTTATGTGAAGGTATAATAACAACAAATGGTAGCTCTTTTCCATCATAAATTTTAATCACATCTTCATTTGTTATTTCGCCGAACTTTATTTCACGGTTTTGTCTTGGATTAATATGATTTTCTCTTAATTTAATAATTTGATTGTAAATATCAAGATAAAGATAATTTTTCAAATTCCATTTTCTTTGTATGGATATTTCATCAAGATTTCTTACACTCATATTATCACTATCTCTTGTTTCTGGTACAACTAAATTCGGAAAAAATGTAACTCCAGTTAATTCACCGTCCCTGATAAGTTTATTTATTTCAACATCAATAGTCATACTTTTGTCATGTAAATCTCCTTTTATTTTATTATGTATTACTTTGATAGCCTTATTATTCAATGAAATTGCATAAGTACCATATGTACAATACCATTTGTTACTGGAAAATTTATAATAATTATTATTCTTGATTGATTCTTCTTGCTTTTCATCCCATCTGAGCTGATTTCCACCTAACATTACTACATCATGATTGTACAAACTTGGGTCATTCAGTTCATGAAATTTTTCGTGAAAATATATATCATCTTCCAATATTAAAATTCTGTCATAATTAAAGCATTTTTCTAATAATATCTTCCATGTTTGTAATAAACCTATTGCACCAGGTGATGAAATTATACCATAATAGTATTTCTGATATCTGTACATATCATATAATTTTATCAAATCTTCAGAGTAACCATTAATAGCTCCAATTACATCATAATTTTTTATTCCACTTCTTTTAAGCTTGTAGTTCATAAAAATTAATCTATCAGATCTTTCCTTCAAATTTATTAAAAAAATTTTATCAAACATACTATATTTTATTTATTAGATTTAATAAATAAAATATTTTTTTTAAAATAAATAATAACTAATTAACTTAATCTACCTCATCAATTGGAATGTTTTCATCAACATGCTCCTGATTGAACCCTTGTCCATCAAACGAAGGCCCATCACTTGTACCTTCGGCACCGGCACTTGTACCTTCGGCACCGGCACTTGTACCTTCGGTAGAAGGCATACCACCACCCTGTTGATAAGCACGGGTAATAATTGGATTATACAACTCCTCCAAACTCTTCTTCTGATCTTCAACCATATCCTTATCAGCCTCATAATTATCCTCCAACCATTTAAGAACCTCTTCAACCTTATCTCCAACACTCTTGAGTTCCTCTTCACTTGCAACACTCTTCAATTTCTCTTCATCTAATGATCCCTGAACAGAGTAAGCATAAGATTCTAATCCATTTCTAGCATCAACACGTTCCTTCACACGATCATCTTCCTCTTTATACTTCTCAGCTTCATTAACCATCCTATCAATATCCTGTTGACTCAAACGACCCTTCTCATTAGTAATTGTAACACTACTCTCCTTATTAGTACCCAAATCTTTAGCAGATACATTCAAAATACCATTAGAATCAACATCAAAAGTAACCTCAATTTGTGGAACGCCACGTGGAGCTGGTGGAATTCCCTCCAAATAAAACTTTCCCAAATGATTATTATCCCTAGTCATTGGACGTTCTCCCTCGAAAACTTGAATCAATACACTTGTCTGATTATTGGCATATGTACTGAAAACCTGTTTCTTATTCGTGGGAATTGTTGTATTCCTCTCAATCAACTTGGTCATAACTCCTCCAGCAGTTTCCAAACCAACACTCAATGGAATGACATCGAGCATAATCATCTCATCAATCTTCTCATCCTTCACACCAGACAAAATAGCAGCTTGGATTGCAGCACCATAAGCAACACACTCATCAGGATTTACAGACTTACACAAATCTTTTCCATTAAAATAATCTCTCAATAAACTTTGGATCTTTGGAACCCTTGTAGAACCACCAACCAAAATAATCTCATGAACATCACTCTTTGAAACACCAGAATCCCTCAAAGCTTGTTCAACTGGTCTCATTGTCTTCTTAAACAAAGCATTACACAAAGACTCAAACTTAGCCCTTGAAATAGTAGTATTGTAATCAACACCTCTAAACAAACCATCAATCTCAATAGTCGCTGTTGTACAAGAAGAAAGAGTCCTCTTAGCCTTCTCACAAGCAGTCCTCAATCTCCTCAAAGACCTACTTGATTCACTTAAATCCATTCCTCTATTCTTTCTTTTGAATTCCTTCATACAATGCTCAACCAACTGAGTATCAAAATCCTCACCACCCAAATGTGTATCACCACCTGTGGCTTTTACTTCAAACACTCCCCCATCTAATGAAAGAAGTGTGACATCGAAAGTTCCCTTTTCGATAATATATTGTTATCGCCAGGCTCTTTATCCTGGCTTCCTACGCTTTCACACAGGGTCAGACTATATCTTATCTAAACAAAAGAATCACATATAATGTTTCACTAATTTGTGAAAATTACAAGGATTCATAATCAAAACCTTTCCAATTTTATCTTCAATAGTTTTTGTATCAAGTAAACAAAAAGTTTCATTCCAACTCGGAATACGATAATACTCACCTTTTTTTTGTATTACCAATCCTTTCTTATTACAAAACTTAATAACTCTCTTCTGAAAATTATTAAAATATGGTACTTTCTCACCTATACAATTTTTCAATTGCTGTATTTTTATAGATTTAGTTGACCCAGAATGAGAACAACCACTACAAAGAATTTTCAACTTGTTCTTTACACAAGTCAAATCTTTCACAGTAAATCTACATCCACAACAATCACATTTAAATACCAAATTGACAGGTCTTTCAAACACATCTCTCTTCAAATCTTTGAAAAAAGGTTGAAAGGAATTACCATTAGTTATCTTAATCGCAGGATAATACTCAAATTCACTCATTGCACGATTAGAAAACTTTTTATTTTGTATCGACAGAATCTTATTCCAGTGGAGTTTCATCTCCTCCTTTGTTGGATACTTTTTAAAATATTCTTGTTGATATTGTTTATCCATTTTTTCATTACAATTATAAACACCAGAACACATATTGCATTTCTCAACTCCCTTATTAACCTTATTAATAAATGTATTCAATATCACATCATTAATACGATTACAAGTCTGACATCTATATGTAACATAATATGGATTATTCTTTCGAACTCTAACACCATCAATAAACATTTTATTTTCTTTGAACTCAATACTACAATATTTAATCGGAATATCACTGAGCTTATGATTAATTGTAATGATATTACTACTATTCATAAGTTACAGTATTGTTTTAATTTTAAGTTTAGACCTCCGCACTCGTGGACTTGCCAAAGCAAATCTAGTCGTTGAACCTTCCCCATTAAAAAAATAAGGGGCTTGGCTGCTGATTGTCCATATATCTTCGCATTTTTCAAACCTTCACGTTTTTACTTTCGTAATCCGTTGTGGTATGTGAAGCTTTAGGAGTTCCCAGCAATTCACGGAGTTTTTTAATGTGGAAGCAGAACTATTTACCACCACAATCGAATACCAAAATATTCTTTTCACCTTCATCATTTTGTTTATCCAAACCATAACACATCGCAGCTGCAGTTGGCTCATTAATAATTCTCAAAACATTTAACCCAGCAATTTTGCCAGCATCCTTAGTAGCTTGCCTCTGAGAATCATTGAAATAAGCTGGAACAGTAATAACTGCATCAGTAACCTCCTCACCCAAATATTCACTAGCAATACCCTTCATTTTTGTCAGGATAGTCGCAGAAATCTCCTCTGGTGAAAAAGTCTTGTCTTCACCCTTCCAATTAACTCTTACAGCTGGTTTATTACCACCCTTGTCAACAACTCGGAAAGGAAAGTGAGCCATATCACTCTTGACAGTTGGATCATTAAAATCTTTACCAATTAATCGCTTAGCATCAAAGATTGTATTCTCAGGGTTTGCGGTACACTGACTTTTTGCCGCGTCACCAATCAATCTTTCGCTCTCAGTGAAAGCCACATATGATGGAGTTGTTCTGTTACCTTGATCATTAGCAATGATCTCAACACCACCATTCTGCCAAACACCCACACACGAATATGTGGTACCTAAATCAATTCCGATAGCCTTAGATTTTGTCATTATGCTTCTTTAATCTAAAATAATCTTTAAGTGTATTATTATAAACGAATTGTATTTTTTTATTCAAAGAATTAGCTGAAAGCAATTCTTTACATTTGTTTAAAGAATTTAGTGAGGATCCATAATAGAAAAATAAATTTTGGTTGTTATTTGTTTTGGTAATAGTACATCATCAACTTTTAGTTCATAGTTTTGGCTGTTGTAATTATTTACACCAATGATATTTCTTTTCACTGAAAAAGGTAAAATAACTTCTTTTTCACTAGAATATTTACTTATTGAATCAACTAAAACAATTGGCATTACACCTCTAACAATTTTTATAATTTCAAGAACTTTACCTTCACCACTCATAAAACTCATTACAACACGAGGATGAATTGTTGTTGATAAAACAGTTGAATTACTGATTTGTGATCTATTTTTATTTCTATTTCTCTTAAATTGATTGTATGCTTCTTGTCCACTTGCTCTGTATAAATATGTGTCAGTTTGAGGAAGTAGTTGTTGAAAAGTATTCATGATTAGGTAGTATCCCAAATACATAAAATACAAAACATCAAAAATACTGTATTTATTTGTATTAAATGATTTAAGAATACTATTTTTTCTGTTTCCATTTTTCAAATCTCCAAATACTGATATTTTTTCTATTCCAGTTCTTCATATTTTCGATCCATAAATTTTGATTTATTTTGTAAATTAAATTTTTTAGCTTTATCATAAATATCATCTATAACACAACAAATTATCTTTGCTAAATTTAAAATGTTCCATATCAAATTTAGTTCTTGTCAGCGGATTAATTTCTTTATACAAATTACTTGTATATAAATAAAATGCAGCTAAAATATCATGATACATATTCCTCTTTTTCTTAAAAATATTTTCAAATTTTGCAGTTCCTCTTATATATTTGTCATACCTACCCTTAATTGAACCACTATCAAAAATACTATTTTTTGTTCCAGATTGTAATAAACTTTCAAAAAAAATACGACTATACATTTTAAAATCATCCAACATATCTCTGTAATCGATATTAGGTTCTAAAGTAACAACTTCACCTTCTAATTTATAATCATAATCAGAATTTCTGTAAAAAGATTTAATACCATCATTTACACCCTTGAAGTTTTAAAATGACCTAAAATAACTTAAAGAAATTATTATATAATAATATGTCCCCAGGTGTGTTCTTGTGTGGGCATTCAGTGACATTTCTTCGATGTCGGATTAACTCACCCGTTAATGTATTTTTATATATTAATGACAACCCATAATTTACACAGGATTGAGTTGTTTTATAAATCGTATATTTTAATGTACCATTTTAAACCTTCAAGGGTGTAAATCTTGAATAACTACATAGTTTGTAACATTTCCACCTTTTACACCTTTGCTGATTTAAAACGCCGACTTTTTAATTTTTATTATAATAAATATATTTAAAGATATATTTAATATATTATATTGAATGATAATTTATAAAAGAGGTCATTCTAATCATATAAACATATGATCATGTGGTAATAAAAATGTGGCTGATAAAGCAAAATATTCATTTTTATTGTTAAACCTACTCTTTTACAAACATGTGCCTTAATTGGATATTAACATGTTAATCAGTTGTTTTTACCAAAGGATAATACCTTAAACCTTTTATATTTTTAATGTCAATATCGGCGTTTTAAATCAGCAAAGGTGTAAAAATCTCCATTTCCATTTCTTCGTTTTTTATCATAAACATATCCAGCATTAACTCCATTTTTCAATACTCTTCTTCCTCTAACAAGCATTTATAATATATACGGTTTTATTTTTTTATTCAATCAAAAAATAAAATCTCAATATTAGTATAAAGAAATGTTCGAAAAAGTCAGAAAGAACCCAGTTCTCCAAATCGTCTTATTAGCTTTAGTAATTGTCATTATTATCGCAGTCTTCACCCCAAGAGGCGGACGCTTTTCAGCTGGTCTCAGCGCCAAAGGACACGTCGGTAGTTTAAGAGGTGGCTTCAACTTAGAAACCTTCCAAGGTGATAACAAAGGTACTCTCGCTCTTTTCCATGCAGATTGGTGCGGACACTGCAAAAGATTCATGCCAGAATTTAACAAATTCAAATCTGGATACAACGGCCCAGTTACTGTCTCAGCCTACAATGAAGGACAAAACAAAGATATGATGCAGCAGCACGGTGTCCAAGGATACCCAACCATCAGATACTATCCAAATGGCCTCGGTGATGTCCAAAACTTCATGGATTACGAAGGACCAAGAACTGCTCAGGGATTAGAGAGTTTCGTCAGTGGAGTTGTCAACAAGATGCCAGACAATGCCCAACCAGTTAATCAATCTAACTAAATAATAACTTAAAAATAATAAAAATATAAAATTTATAATGGATGCTCAACAAGATATTTTTGGTTGGTTAAAAGCTGTAGAAGAGAGGGGTACAAATCAAGAAAAAGAGTTATGGCTTCAATTCAAAGATAAATTTATACATTTTGAAGATGAAGAATTTAATTTCATTGTTTATAAAGATTTTATAAATTATGAAAACAAATACGAAAATAATGATTCAATAACATTGGAATCAGAATTATTCAAAAATAATTTACTTTTATATTATAAAGGTCGTAAATTAGAATATTGTTCAAATGATATTCAAAAACCATCAAATCCACAACCACATTGTGAACAAGAATTCGCTATTTATAGATTTGATAAAATGAACAAACAAACCAAATTTGATATTCTTCATACATATTTTATGGAGAAAGTACCAGAATTTTTTGGTTATAAAGATATTTACGAAGAGTTTAATTCTTTTAGACAAAAAGTACAAAACTGTTCAAAAAAAGTTTTAGATATGTTTATGAAAAATTTGAATCCTGATTTAGTCACAAATAAGAATCATAAGTGGGAAGAGTTCAATGACATTGTTGTATTGGATAATGATGGAAATAGTATTTATTTACTTTGTGAAAATTCCGATTATTATTACTTCTTTCAATGGGAAGCGAGTTAAGTTATAAATTTCAATCACTTTTTCCAATAAATTTCAAATAACATTCGCGTCCTCTGTCCATTAAATCTTTCTTCACTTGTTTTGTCAAATCAAATGACAAAACATTCTTAACCAAATCACCCTTATTCATAAAAACCGTATTCTTCTCATATCCAATATAACACCTATCTTGATAAGCATCTAAAATATTAAACAACAAAGAGTACAAATATTTATCTAAACTACTTGTGTCATAATGTGTTTCTTTATCATGTGGGAGAACATCATTTCTATTAATCAAAAATCCAATCACATCTTCAGCACCCTCAAAATATTCAATGGGATATGGAGACAAAACACCCCCATCAACATACATGGAACCTTCAAATTCAACCGGAGAATACATCAAAGGAAATGACATAGAAATCCTAACAGCATCAACAACTTCCATATTAGGATGATTATCTACAGAAAAATATTCAGATCTACCTAAAGTTAAATTAGTACCAGCAACAATGAGTTTAATTCCTCGAGATTCATACAAATTACTAAAAGTCAAATCAACATTGTAATCTTTATTTGCTAAAACAGCTTTCAATAATTTTTTACTCATTGTTCCACTGTCAACTCCGTAAGTTTCGAAAATATTGTGTAGTTCATACTCTGTAAACTTATCCATACGAATATTTTGGAATAAATCCTCAATTTCCTCTGTTTCATATCCGATTGAAACCAATAGAGCTATAATTGAACCCACTGAAACTCCCATTATCTCTTTGATCTTTCTAATATCATTATGTTTTACGAACTCACTTATAGCTCCAACAATGGCGATTCCGTTGATTCCACCACCAGATATAACCATTTTAGTGTACTCAACCATATTATAATAAAACAAGTTGTTTTTTTATATTTAAAAACTAATTATTTAATTTTATTAGTAAAATAATGGTAAAAATAATAGAAAATATTAAAAATAAAAAAGAAATTAGTATTAAAAATAGTAAGAAATTAAAAGAAATAAAAAATATTGAAAATGTGGAAAAGATTATTATTAATAATTGTCCAAAATTGCAGATAATTGAAAATATTAAAAATGTGAAAACAATTCAAATTATGTGGGGTAAAAAAATTATAATAAAAAATGTTAAAAATATAAATCATTTTCTTATACAAGGAACTGGGAGTGTTCTTTGAGAATATTGAAAAAATTAACTTTTTTATATTTATCAATAACGGATATCCTAAAGAATTCAAAAATTGTAAAGATATTAAATGTAGTTATTTTTTCAGATCGTGTGTTGATAGTTTGTCTCTGAAAGGGTTAGGATGTCTTGAAAATTTAATAATGAGAAAATGTCCAAATTTACAGAACGGAATTATGTTTGATTATCTCAAAAATATAAAAGGTTTGTACTTATTTAGTCCTTGTAGTGGTTTACATAAACTCAATAAATTGAAAAAATTAAAAGTGATTCATTCAAAAGATTATTTGAAAAAAGAATTGGATTATTTAAAAAATGTTAAAAAAAATATATTATAAACATAACGAAGGTGGTACTCAACATCAAAATATCATATCATATTTGAAGCAGCAAAAAATTGATAATAAAATTACTTCATTTCTTGTATTAAAAAAATTGGATAAAATTCCATTTGATTTGTGTAGATATTTAATATCTAATTATCTTTGAATCTTCATAATCTTTTTACGAAAATGTTTCCAACTTGGAACAGAAACCCATCCAAGTTCATTTTCTTTATTCCCAAAAAAGAATGGAGTACATTGTATATTTGTAAAATGTTTCAAAACTTTACGCGAATCATCTATCATATAACCTATTTCAAGTTTGAGACAAAGTTTTTTCTTGTCCTCATACTCATCACAAAAATACAAATTTGATTTCTCCATACCAGTCTCCTCAAAGAAATTACATTTTGCCAACCTTTCATGATTAGCCTTAATCCACCTGTTTTTTGCTTTGGAAATTATATAAACATTATCTTTACCAAATTTCTCGACAACATGTCTGACAGACATTATAGCCTCTTCTGTTATAGTTTCTGTTTCTTTGTCCACTATAACTCCCCTTAAATCCAATGCAAATTTTGTCATTTTCTTTTAAGAAAAAAAGGTGGCAAATCTTTATATTGGTTGGGTTCTAATTAAAATATATTATTATTTAGTATATTATATAGCCATGGAAAATTATAATTTTTATGGAGGTTATGACAATGAAAATCCTGAATCATTTTCATTTTCAGTATTTGAAATACACAAGCAACAAGAAGAAAGGGAGGATAAGAGGATAATGATTTATAATAAAATATTAAAACGTGTTTTTAAAAGAATCAAAGTAGCGGTTGAAAAAAGTGAAGCATATTGCTTTTTCCAATTACCTGAATTCATTCCAGGATTTCCTATATATAATATGACGGAATGTCTTTTTTACATTCAGAATTTTTTAACATCAAAAGGTTTTGAACACAAATATTGTAATGATCTCCTCATATTTATAACATGGAAACCAAAAGGAAGATCACTAAAACTAGAAAATTTACACAATAATAAACCTAAACTCATCGTTGGTCAAACAACTGAAGAACCAGATTATTTCCAAAAACAAAAGAAAACATTCAGACCAATAAGTGATTACCAACCCAAAGGAGACTTTTTATATAACAGTAATCCAAACAAGAATAAAAAGAATCAAATGCCAAAGAAAAGAGAGATTACACTTAATTTTTAACTTTGAACCATCCCATTGATTTCATCAATTACTGGGTAACTAGCATCCATTGATTTCATCAATTACGGGGTAACTAGCCTCCATTGATTTCATCAATTACGGCCCATTTTCATAATAGAATCTAAAACATAGATAATTAGGATTCCTAATCCAACTAAAACTAATAAATCGAAATAATTACTCGTTCTATTAGAAAATCCTTCCATAACTTGTTTATCTCGTTTGACACACATTTCTTC